GAATGTCAGGGAACGGATGCGGGACAAGGAGTTTCGCGCTTTGTTTCCTGAAACCAGGCTGGACCGTGACAATCAGAACGCGCAGGGCTGGAAGACGACGCGCAAGGGCGGCTTCTTACCGGCAGGTGTTGGCGGGCCGATCACGGGTAAGGGCGCGCACGTACTGATCATTGATGATCCTATTAAAAACAGTCAGGAAGCGGAAAGCGAAACGACGCGCGCTAGTATTTTGCGTTGGTACTCGACGACGGCGTATACGCGCCTCGCGCCTGGTGGCGGAGTACTGATCATTCAGACGCGCTGGCACCTGGATGATTTATCTGGGCGGCTTGAGATGGACATGATTGAGGGCAATGGAGACGTTTTTGAGGTGGTGAGATACCCGGCAGTGGCCGTGAAGCAGGAAAAGTACCGCGAGATAGGTGCGCCGCTGCATAAAGAGCGTTACAACCACGCGCAGTTGAAGATGATCAAGAAAGCAGTTGGCGAGCGCACCTGGGCGGCGTTGTACCAGCAAAATCCGGTGCCTGACGAAGGCGCGCAGTTCCAGCGTTCTATGATTCATTATTACTGGAAGAAAGACCTGCCGGAGCTGCTCACCAAGGTGGCGGCGTGGGACTTGGCTATTGGGCAGAAAGAGGTGAACGACAAAACCGTTGGTTTTACTGGCGGCAAGGACATTACGGGCGATTTTTGGTTCCTGGATTGTCGTCACGGGCACTTCGATCCGTACGAGATAGTAGACGAAATTTGTGACAGCTACGAGAAGCATGATCCGTATACGGTGGGCATCGAAAAAGACAAAGTAGCTATGGCTGTGGGGCCTTTGCTCGACACCATGATAGAGGATCGGGGACTATACGGGTTGCATATTACAGAACTTCGTCCGATGTTGGAGGGCAACAAGGTAAAACGTTGCCGCACTCTGCAGGGCTTGATGCGACAGGGTAAGGTCCATATTCCGCATCCTGACGAAGCGGACTGGGTGGATGAATTTGTTACAGAGTTGCTGCAGTTCCCGTACGGTCGGCGTGACGACCACGTCGACGGCGCGGCGTGGTTGGCATTGTTGATTGTTGATATGCCCTCACCAGGTATGAACTACAGTAAATTGGAGAAGCGCACCAGCTGGCGTGACCGACTGCGTAACATGGGTCGCGAGGGCAGGACAATGATGGGGTCTTAAGATGACACAACGGATAAAATTAGCGCAGGACTATTTGCCCTGGGGCGTCAGAGTTGCTGCCGGTCGGGTCGCGGGTCAATCTCATAATCATAAGTTTGGTTACAACGCAGCGGCTGGCACGGCGGATACTGTCTGGCTGCAGGACGGTGCCTACACCTGGCAAGCGGCAGCTGCGGTGTTGGACATTACCAGCACGGACAACGTTGAAGACATTGCTGCGGGCGACGGCGCACTGACGGTTACCATCGAAGGGCTTGACGCTGATTTTGCGGAAATTTCCAGCACCGTGACGATGACCGGGCAAACAGCAGTGCTTACGACGGGCAAGTCGTTCCTCAGGGTTAACCGCATGTACGTGGCGACTGCAGGAGTGGATGGTTTTAATGCAGGCATCATTTATGCTTCGACGGGTACGCAGACCACGGGTACACCTACCGTAGCTTCGACGATTCGCGCCACCATCGGTGCAGGCTTGGGGCAGACGCAGCAAGCGTTCTACACGGTGCCTGCCGGTAAGCAGGCTTTTGTACAGTCTATTACGTACACATCGACGCATGTGTCGGCCTCTTGTACGTTCGACTTCTTGATTCGCGAGGCAGGCAGTACAGTGTGGTTAAACAAGGGTAGAACGCTGGTGCTTCAGGGTACACACGTTGCGAAGCCTGATGTACCACAGACGTTTGCTGCGGGTACGGACATCGAGATACAAGGTACTGCCAGCACATCAACGGTCCCGGCAACAGCTGAGCTGGACATCCTGCTGCTCGACGTTTAGGAGATAAACCATGAATTTGACAGACCTTATTGGCGCGATCCCTTCAGTTCATCTACAGCAACTTGAAGACGCGCCGTTCGACATAACTTACGTATTTCCGGCTAAGGATTTTGGTGCAGCCGCGAACTGGACCGAAGTTATTGAGTCGCCGCCAGGGTTTCGTGGTGTAGTACGCGCAATTACGATGTACGACGTTACTGAGATTTTTAACGAACCTACAACGCCTGCGTATGTTTACGTTGGCCTTAGTGGCGATATTGATGCGTTTGTACTGTCTGCGAGCCTTGGCGCTTTGGCAGCTGATGCATCGGATAGCCCTGCGTTAACGCAGGGCGCGACGTACATTATCCAGCCGAATGCGACGATTCACGTGACAGGTGTCGGAGTGACTGGTGTTTCACCGACAGGTATCGCTACGACCGCGGTCACAATTCAATATTTCAAATGAGAAGCAAACAGTAGGAGAAAGGTAATGCCTAAAGGAAAAACTTTGTACCCTGACCCATGTGCTCCTCCGGGCAAGCCGAAGACGGACGGTGGTGGCTCAACAGGGAAGAGAACCAAGTTTAAGGGTGGCGCTGAAACGCCAATGATCAAAAACATTGGGACACCTCGTGATAAAGGCGTCAACCGGTAGCATTTCATGCCTACAGAAGACCAAATCGCAGTCGCGGAGGCGAACTGGGTAGCTTATCAGCGGGCGCGTGACGCAGGACATGATGAATGGCTTGAAGTAGCCAAGAAATGTGATGATTTCTACCTCGGTGAGCAGTGGGATCAGAAGGATCGTGACAAATTAGAGGCCGAAGGTCGGCCTGTGCTCACGATCAACGAGATTTTGAAGGTAATCAACGCGTTTCTGGGCAAACAAAGCACCCAGCGCGTAGATCTTGGCTTCAAACCACGGCGTGACGCCACGCAAGAGTCAGCAAAGGTCATAAATCTGCTGATTGAGCAGATTTTGGACAATAACAAGTACGAATTTCTCGAAAAAGAGGTGTTCGAAGACGGCGTTGTGGTCGATCGTGGCTTTTTTGACTTCCGCATGGACTTCAAAGACAACATCATGGGTGACATCAAGGCCCGTGTTATTGATCCGTACGAAGTTCTGCCTGACCCCGACGCTAAGAGCTACGATCCAGAGGATTGGAACAGTGTTATTACTACGCGCTGGATGACGCTGGAAGATATCGAAGCGCATTACGGCAAAGCGAAGCGTGACGAGGTTAATTCTTCGTCACAAGCATACGAAACGTTTGGCGAAGACTCCATACGTTACGATGGTCGTCGTACCTTCGGTGACGACACGACTACCCCCCTACAGACCACAGATTACGACGCGGATAAGACAATTCGCTCTGTACGCGTTGTTGAGCGGCAATTTCGACGTTTGGCACCGATCAGGTTCTTCGTTGACAACGATGTCGGCGATATGAAGCGTATTCCCGACGATTTGGACGAGGACAAAGCGATAGCTATTGCCAAACAGGCTGGGTTATCTATTCTCAAGCGTGTTGGCAAACGTATTCGCTGGGTGACAACGGTGGATCGCGTGGTACTGCACGACAGCTGGAGCCCATACCGCACGTTCACCATAGTGCCGTACTTCCCATTTTTCCGAAAAGGCAAAACATCAGGCGTGGTTCGTCAGTTACTGTCTCCACAGGAACAGTTCAACAAGATAGAAAGCCAGATGTTGCATATTGTTAACACCACGGCGAATTCTGGTTGGATAGCTGACGAAGGCTCGCTGGCGAATATGACCATTGAAGAACTCGAAGAACGAGGTGCTGAGACCGGACTGGTTATGATCGTCAAGCGTGGTTCTGAGCGCCCAGAGAAAATTTTACCGAACACTGTGCCAACTGGGCTCGATCGCTTGGCGACTCGTGCTCAGTCCAATGTAGCGGGGATTGCGGGTGTCGAAGGACTGGTTGGTACGCCGCAGCGCGAGGTTTCTGGCGTTGCACTTGATCAGCTTGAAGCCAGAGGACTGATCCAGGTCGATGTGCCGTTTGATTCGTTGAAACGCACCCGTGGACTGGTCGCTGCTAAGGTATTGGAGCTGATTCAGGACTTTTATACGGAGACGCGCGTGATGCGTGTGTCTGTTGGTAACGGCTTTGACGAAGAAGATGAAGAAGTTATCCTCAACGGGCTTGATGCAGCTGGGCAGATCGTCAACGACGTGACTATTGGCGAATATGACATCGTGGTTGGTACACGGCCCGCGCGCGATAATTACGAAGATGCGCAGTTCGCTAACGCATTACAGATGCGTGAGGCTGGGGTAATGGTGCCTGATGATGTTGTTATTCGACATTCACAGCTGGACAATAAACATGAGATTGCAGCGCGCGTGGCAGGGTTGCAGGGTGTTGCTCCGCCGACTGAAGAAGAGTTGCAGATCCAGGCACAGCAGCAAGCGCTGCAAATGCGCACACTTGAGCTTGAAATTGGCAAACTTGAAGCTGAGATCGGAGAACTACAGGCCAGAGCAGCGCAGCAGTTTGCCAAGGCGCAGCAGCTCAGTGGCGAAGCGCAGCAAGCTGCAATGGAAATTGGCATGTCGGCGAGGGAAAGAATGATTGATTTGCAGGCTAAACTACAGATGTTCTATGATAACTTGGATAACAAACTGCAGTTGGCAGGTATTCATGCACGTAACAAGCGGGAGACAGTGGCAATGTCAGAATCAACTAAGCATTCAGTTGCTGAGTTGAATCTCCTGGCGAAGCCTGCTCCCGCGCAAGGGAATAGCAATGGCTAAGAAAAAAGCGAAGGCAGAAGAGTCCGTACCAGTAGTAGATCCGTTCATTGGTGGTGAGGACGACGATCTATCGAATATGGAGTATATCCAGGACGAGACTACCCACGACAGGATTCAGACGCATCCTCCTGAGACGAAGGAAGAAGCGGAATTATTCGCAGAGCAGGAGAAAGCAGATGTCACTAATGAAAAGGGTGAAGCAGCAAGTGAAAGCGGTAAAGCGGCAAGCGAAAGCGAAGAAGGTGGGGATGAAGAACCCAAAAACGAAGCTGGTAAACAAAAGGAGGCCAGCAGCGAAGAAGAGACCAGTGAGGAAACGGTCGACGACGGGGAGGTCGTACCTGAGGTAGATGGCGGAATAAAGGTGCCTAAGGACCGCTTTGACGAGGTTAATACTCGTATGAAGAAGGCGGAGGAGAAGGTAGAAGCACTCGAAGCTAAGCAAGCCGAGAGTGAAGCGGAGATATATGAGGAGCCGGAGCCGGAACCCTACGATTACAAGAGCAAAGAAAACGAAGCAATGGAAGCGATGTTGGAAGGTGATTCGGAGAAGTATTCAGCGATTAACGCTGAGATACGAGCAGCAGAGAAGGCGGAACTCGTATACGAGGCTAAAAAGCTTGCAGCACAAGGTGATCAACAAGTAAGAGAGTCGCTGACTTTTGAAGAAGCGGGGGCGAAGATCGAGGAAGATTTTCCGCAGTTTGCGCAAAACAACGAAAATTACAACGAAGAGGCGCGTGAAGAGCTGCTGGATTTGTATGTCGGCTATGCGCAGTCTGGTACATATTCACGAGTACAGGCGTTGCAGCGTGCAGCGAAACAAGCCGCTAGGAACTTCGGTCTCACGGCTATATCGGGGAAAGCAGTGGACGACGAAACAGTATCGGACAATGTAGTAACGTTGAAGCCGACAGACGTGAGAGCTAAGGCTAAGGTAGCTAATGCACAGCCTCCGAACATGGAGAGTCGTGCTAAGGGTTCAGTAGAAGAGCCACGACGGGATTTTAATTCCATGTCTGACGAAGAATTCGAGACGTTACCCGAGTCGACAAAACGGCGCGCTCGCGGAGACTTTTTGTAATCTGTTCGATAGCGGTTCTTGTGAAACAGAAAGGCGAGGCTTGAAGCCCCGCCTTTTTTATGGGTACAGTCCAGATTCGCGACCAAGCCGTGTTAGAGCTTGGCCCGTCAGCAGGGACAGGCTGTTTGTTCGGTTGAGTAGTCCGATAACTACAAATCTCTGAATTCCTTTAACTGGAGCTTTAAGCATGGCGCTTACAAATTTTACGGCCCTAACCACAGAAGAGAAGACCGTATGGTCTCGTGATCTGTGGGCTGCGGCTCGGAATGCGTCGTTTACAATGCGGTTTGCCGGAAAAGGCCCCAACAGCATGATTCAGCGGATTACCGAACTCACGAAAAGTGAGAAGGGTGATCGAGCTGTATTGACGCTTGTTGCGGATCTCGAAGGGGATGGCGTAGTAGGCGACTACACGATGGAGAACAACGAAGAGGCTATCAAGGCTTATGACGAGGTCATCACCATTGACCAACTGCGTAATGCTAACCGTCTCGCTGGTCGCATGGCTGACCAGAAGTCTGTCGTTAACTTCCGAGGAACTTCGAAAGACATCCTGGCCTATTGGATGGCTGATCGTATTGATCAGATGTCATTCCTTACCTTGTCCGGTATTGCGTACACGTATAACACCAGTGGTGTGCTACGTCCCGTGAATCCTACCGGTCGTAACCTTAGTGACCTGGCATTCGCCAGCGACGTCTCTTCACCGTCAGTAACACGTTGGCGGCAATGGGATGAGACCAATGGGCTCTCTGCCGGTGATAATACTGCGATCGTTGCGGCTGATACACCGTCTTGGGAAATGTTGGTAGAAACTAAGGCACTCATGAAAGATCAGTATATCCGGGGTATTAAGGGTCCTGGTGGCGCTGAGTACTATCACGTGTTCATGTCTCCACAGGGCATTGCGAAGCTGAAGCAGGACTCTACGTTCCTGGCTAATTTGCAGAACGCAGGACCTCGTGGCGAAGCTAACCCACTGTTCAGTGGCAGCATGCTGACTCAGGATGGTTTGATCATCCACGAGTTCCGGCATGTTCATACCTCAGCTACTTGGGGTTCTGGCGCAGTAAGTGGTCAAGCAGTTCTGTTCTGCGGTGCTCAGGCACTCGGCATGGCAGATATCGGGCTCCCGTACTGGGACGAAGAGACGTTTGACTACGGCAACCAACATGGCGTGTCAGTTGGCAAGATCTTTGGCCTGTTGAAGCCTACGTTCCAAAGTATTTACAGCGGTACGTCCGTCGTAGAAGACTTTGGTGTCTTGCGCGTAGACACAGCCATCTAGTAGTTAGGTGCTTTTTAATCCCCCGCTTCGGCGGGGGTTTTTTTCCGCAAAGGTGTTATCATGGAATTAGGGAAAGATACGAGACCAGCATCAGCAGCTTTTACAGCAGCTGTAGAGACACGAATCGTGGCTGACAGCGGCGTTATGTGCGCTATTTTCAAGGCTGGGGAAACGAGGACAATACCAAAGGTACTTTTTGATGCAGCGCTCTCGCATGGGCTGATTCCTGAGGAGTCTCTGGAAGAGGCACCACCAGTAGTAGTAAAACCGCCGCAAGAAGAGATTGTCGCCGATGGTTTGCTCGAAGCATGTAAGACGCTGATTACCAGGGGCAACCCAGCTGACTTCACAGTAGTTGGACAGCCCCGTGCAGCCTCAGTCAAAAAGCTAGTAGACTTCAGTTTCACCACTAAAGACGTTGAACGCGCCTTCGGCGAAGCAATGCACGAGGTAGAACAAGATGGCGACGACAGTACGGAGCATTCTGAACAGAGCAGCATCGCTGCTGAATGATGAGGAATACGTTCGATGGGAAGAATCTGAACTTCTGGAATGGTTGAACGATGGTCAACGGGCAGTTGCTCGGGGACCAGCAACTGATGCCTACGTATTACGTGACGACATAACAGCTGTAGCGGGCACGGTGCAATCGCTTCCTACGGACGCTATTCGGTTGGTAGATGTAATTAAGAACGTAGTTGACGGCAGTGCCATCCACCAAACAGACTATGCGTTAGTAGATATGCTCAGTAGTACTTGGCGGGCAGCTACTGCGGGCGCAGCTGAAAACTTCTTCTACAACGAAAATAATCCTAAGGAATTCGAAGTGTATCCTCCGCAGACTGGTGGAGAGCTGATAGAAATTGTGTACAACGCTCAGCCGGGCGACGCTACTATTTCAGGCAGCATTGTTATCGATGATATGTATGCAGATTCGCTCATTGATTACATTGCGTACCGAGCCTTCAGTAAGGATACTGAGGATTCCGCTACTGAACTGGCTCGTGCGACAGCGTTTTTCCGAGCGTTTTTGTTTGGTATAGGGCAGAAAGACGCCACTGATGCTGGAATTCAACCTGGGAGATCTTAATGGTAGCACTTTCTACGCTAGTTCCTGATGTTCAGGTAGCGATACCTGAGATTCCTTCGTTCGTTGCTGAGCGCCAGTTGCTACGTGCTACTCGCGATTTTGCGGAAGCGACGCGTGCTTGGCGCGTAAATGTACAGATATCAGTTACAACGACAGTACCTGCTGTTAATATATCTGGGTTGCTACCAGCAAACACAGAGTTGGTTGATGTCGTATCGATAAAGAACACTGGCGGCGGCGCACCCTTAGTGCCACGTACTTATGCCTGGTTGGATAAAAACACATCAGATTGGCACAACGATACTGATCTTAATGCAAAGTGGTACGTGCTGGATGGTAACAACAGTGTGCGCTTCGTGCCCACACCATCTACGACAGTGGCGGCGCTTTACGATGCGCGGGTAGCAGTAAAACCGCTACTTACAGCTACTGTGATCGACGATATCGTCGCAAATAAGTACGATGAGGTATTGGTTCATGGTGCGTTGTCCAAGCTGTACCTACTACCACGTAAACCATGGACAGATAATGCCTTGGCTCAGTACCACCAGACCATGTTTTTAGCGAGCTTTCCTGCTGCACGTACAGAAGCAGCGGAAGAGTTCCAGACTGGCGTACCTCGCAAAGTGGCTTATGGCGGAATATAAATGGCTGTTATCAGGTTGGGCGGGTTCAAAGGCAATATCCCACGCATTCATCCCAGGTTGTTGCCTGAGGGGGCTTCACAAACAGCGCTGAATACCAGGTTTGACTCAGGCGCTGTGGAATCCGTTCGAGGTCTTGAGACTCTACAGTCAACTACTGAAGTTAGTCCTATATCGTTGTACCGGTACTCCGATACTGTGTGGTTAGAAGCGGCATCTGATGTCGATTGGGTGCGGTATCCGGTAGCTAATGATGCGTACGGGCGATTAATCTTCGCAGATCCGGCAGGTACAGAGCTACGTGTAACAGATGCTTCGTTGGTCGGTGTTGGTGGCTATCCAGCTATTTATCGAAACTTGGATGTACCTCCTCCAACACAGGGGTTCCTGGCAACATTGAATGGCACCGCTGATGATGAGGACGAGGTGCCGGAGACGCGGTACTACGTATCGACTTTCGTGAATAGTTGGGGCGCGGAAGGTCCTCCTTCACCCCCTTCTAATCAAGTTGAGTGGCGTACAGGACAGACGGTAACGTTATCAGCGCTGCCTGCTGTTCCTTCTGGGAACTACGAAATTACGCACAGGCGTGTCTATCGGCTAAATACGGGCTCGACAGGGACGACGACTTATCAGTTTGTGACGGAACTGGCCGTTGTACAGGCAACTACGGTGATTTCTGATATTACGCAAGCAAGCCCGGTTGTTGTGACTACAGTAACAGCTCACGGTTTGACCGACGGCCAAGAAGCTATATTCTCCGGTCTGGGCCTCGAAGCATCGAAACCTATCATTGAAATTAGTAAGGCCGGTTCAGCTAGACTCACGGTGACAGCTCACGGGTACTTGACTGGCGAAGTTGTGGAGTTGTCTAATCTTGGCGGCGGTAACGGTATGGACGAGTTGGACGACTACCGTGGACCAGTGCTGGTTATTAACGAGGATAAATTTGAGCTACCAGGCGTAGATAGTTTGGGCTATGTAACTTACGTTACAGGCGGTGAAGTGACCAGAACAGCTGGTATGGACGAACTGGAGGGTAATAGCTACTTCATTTCCGTAATTGGTACCATGCAAGTTTCGTTGCTCAGCATCGATGGCACGGGGTTCTTCGCTTATAACGATGGTGGACTGATTTCTCAGGTCGCCGGTACGTCGTACGTTGATGCTGTGCCCTCAGCGAACCTCGCTGAGGTATTACCAACAGAACTATACGACCCGCCGAACGCCGCTACGATCGGTATACGAGCGCATCCTGCTGGCTTCTTGGTAGGGTTCTTTGGTAATACGCTTACCTTTTCAGAGCTTGGCGCTCCGCATGCCTGGCCTATTGATTACCGGTTGGTTACCAGCCACGACATTGTTGGAGTGGGGGTCTTCGGAGGCACTATCGCAGTGACTACAGAAGGTTGGCCATACCTGGTGATTGGTTCTGATCCTGCAGCGCTTACTATGGTGGAGCTTGAGATTGAACAGGCTTGCGCTGCTAAGCGCGGCATAGTGGACTTTGGGACAGCGATTGCGTACCCCAGCCCCGACGGCTTGATCCTCGTGTCTAGTAGTGGCATTGCTAACGTGTCTTCTAGCTTATTTACGCGGGATCAATGGCAGGCGCTGGTACCGTCGTCATTCGTAGCGTTTAACTGGGAGCAGCAGTACTTGTGTTTTTACAGTGATGGGTCTGTGACACGGGCATTCGTGTTCAATCCATTTGCCCCCGATCTTGGCGTTGTATATGTGGAGAAGTTCGCTACAGGTGGCTTCAAGGATATTGAAGAAGACCAGCTTTATATGATTGTCAGTGACGAGATAGAGAAGTGGGATGAAGGGTCTGATCTGTCGTATACCTGGAAATCCAGGCCGACGTTTACACCTAAAGCCGTTAATATGGCGGCAGCGAAGATCCACGCTGATTCATACCCAGTAACATTCGAACTTCATGTCGACGACGTGAAGCGGTTCACCAAAGTTGTAGGGTCTATCGAGGCTTTTAGGCTTCCGGGAGGCTATATGGGCGAAAAACACGAAGTGGTATTAAAAGGCACCAACCGGGTGTCAGAGGTAGCGCTGGCAACTACGATGAGGGAGTTGTCAGTTACCGTATAACAAGGAGCAAGGCATGAGCAACGCAAAGGCAGGCGTTAGAAGTTACCCACCAACAGTAGAAATAAAGCCGGTACTGAAGACGTCAGAACAACGAAAGTATGAAAAAATGTGGGGTCAACCAGCGTATCGCTCGGTTTCTCCAGGAGAACAATCAGCGCAGCTATTCCTAGAACAGGCGCATCCGCTCAAAGATAGTACATGCATCGATTTTGGCTGTGGCACAGGTCGTGGCGGATTGATGATCTCTCTGTTTGGTAACATGATTGTTACTTTGGTGGACTTCGCAGAGAATGCGCTGGACCCGGAGGTCAAAAACGCCACTGTTACACAGCCACATCGTATTTCCTGGATACAGCATGACCTTACTCAGCCATTACCGGTGGTCGGGAGCTATGGATATTGCACAGACGTTATGGAGCACATACCCCCCGAGGACGTAGATCTCGTACTAAGCCACATTCTCCAGTCAGCGAGCCATGTATTTTTCCAGATTTCGGGTGAGGAGGATCTTTGCGGTGCAGCAATGGACGAAGAGCTGCATCTCAGTATCCATTCTTATGAGTGGTGGACGAAGAAGTTGCGCGATCACAAGGCAGTTATCCACTGGTCAAGAGAAGCTGAGAAAGGATTGGCTTATCAGTTTTACTGCAGTTCCTGGGTGAACCAGCACACTATCGAATATGAGGGAGCAGTTAACACAGAGGTTGAAATAGTCAAAGAAAACATCCGCGAAAATGCTAAGACAGATTGGCAACTCATGCATCCACACCCCTTACAGCCTACCGAGGTGATGATGATCTGCGGCGGGCCGTCGTTGAATGATTACACAGATGAGATTATGCAGCTGCGCGCTGAAGGCATGCCAATGATTACGTCTAATGGCACCTATAATTGGGCGATCGCGAATGGTATGAAACCATCGATGCAGTTGATTATTGATGCCAGGGCTTTTAACAAGCGGTTTACACGCCCCATCGTAGATGACTGTAAGTATATGATCGCGTCGCAATGCGATCCCAGTGTCTACGAGGGGTTACCGATGGATCGTACGTTTGCATGGCATGTATGTAACGTCGATTCTGAGATATCGGAGCTGCTGGATGACCTCTACGAAATTTGGTTCCCATGTCCTGGAGGTTCCACGGTAACTCTGCGGGGCCTTTGCTTGCTACGTATGCTGGGCTTCCATAAGATCCACATGTATGGGTTTGACAGCTGCTACCGCGGAGATGAGCACCACGCTTATGCGCAGCTGGAGAATGATTACGAGATGGCTAGAGTGGTTCCGGTCTCGGTTGGTGGCAAAGTTTTTTGGTGCGACCCTTGGATGTATTGCCAGGCCAAAGAATGGATGAACATGGTAGGCTTGTTTGGCGATGAAATTGACTTGAATGTCAAAGGTGATGGGCTGATAGCTCATATTATCAAAACTGGCGCTACGCTTAGTGCCTTAGAGGAAAACGAGGAATAAAACTATGGCTGCTACAGCATGGATCTTCTACAACGAAGCCAAGAAGAAAATTGGTGACAACACTATTCCGTTGGATACTGGCATTTTCAAGATGCAGTTACACACTTCTGCATCTAATGCATCGACGGCTACGTTGTCGATTGCCAGTTCAGTAAATAATGAAATTGCAGTTGCCGGTGGTTATGCTGCTGGTGGCCGTACGATGGCTGGTATTGCCTGGACAGTCGCTGGTGATCCGTCATCGGTTAAGTGGGATGCAACGGACTTGATTTTTACCGCAAGTAGCGCGAATCTTTCGATCGTGAAGTTTGCTGTAATCCATAACTCAGTAGGCTCTGCTACGTCAGGACACCTGCTTTGTTGGTCACGTCTGAGCGCGAATGAGTTTTCTGTTACCAGTGGAAACACTCTGACTATTCAATTCGCGACAGCTGGAATCTTTACTCTGACTTAAAATGGCTGATGATCACGTCCTTTCGCTGCCTCCGATTGATGGGCCGAAAAGACGGGCTCTTGTCGAACTTCGTGAACAGGAGAGGCGCAGACGTGAAACGAAAGGGAAGGATCAGGTTGCGCTCCCAAGGACGGGGAAGCTTGTGATCGATACCAGGGTCATTGTCAGAAGGGTTGAACGCCCAGATGTGGTCGTAGGTGAGCTGTCGCTCTCAGCTGCTTCATACGTAGTAGATGAAAACGCCGCTACGCAGATTGTAATAAATCGCGTGGGAGGCTTCGCTGAAGCTGTTTCAGTCGACTGGACTATAACAAGCGCAACAGTTACTCCAAGCTCTGGCACAGCTACGTTCCAGATTGGTAACGGCCAAGCAGTAATTGCCATAGTTGCTGGCGATATCGTAGCAACTGAGAATGGGTCGCTGACGCTATCAAACCCTCAAAACCTTGACGGAGGGTTAACTCCTACGTTGGTTTCGCCAAGTACAGCAACTTTTACTGTAACGAACCTTGGTACTGGGCAAAGCATGCTGGCTCTGTCTTTGGCGGCGTACAGTGGCAACGAAAATACAATTATCAACTTCGTTATTGATCGCACTGAAGATAATAGTGACATTGTTTCAGTCGATTGGGTAATCACGGGGGCCACAGTTATCCCTCTTTCAGGCACGGCCACGTTTAATATTGGCGTAGATACAAGTGTCGTTCCTGTGGCTGCTGGTTTGGTAGTAGCTACCGAAGTAGGTGCATTAGCACTTTCTAACCCTCAAAATCTAAGCGGTGGGGTTATCCCTGCTATCATCTCTCCAAGCTCCGCAACATTCACGGTTACGGATGTACCAATAAGTGCTGCTGTAAGAGCGTTTCCCGGTGCTGAGGGCCTTGCTGCCAATACACGCGGAGCCGCTGGCTATAGCGGCACTCCTAACGTTGAGATTGTTACAAGCCTGGCCAATTCAGGAACGGGCTCATTAAGGAATGCAATTGCAGGTTCCGGCAAGGAAGGCACGTTTGTCACTTTTGAAGTCAGTGGAATTATCAACCTGACTTCTTTGCTGGCGATTACTTCTGATTTTACAACGATAGCTTTTCAAACATCTCCGGGTGGGGTCTGCATTGCTGGTTATCCGATCCAATACGGCAACTCATCAAATCATACTGAGAATCATATTGTGCGGCACCATAAAGGCCGGGCAGGTAGTCATGAAGCTGGCGGTGGATCTGATAATGAGGCATTTAGAATCTGGAATGCCAGCTATGTTATGGCAGATCATTGTTCCTGGGCATGGGGTGGTGATGAAGTAACAAGCATGGTTGATACGTCAGGCAATCCAAGTGCAATGAATACTTGGAATAAGTGCTTGATTACGCAGAGCATAGAAAATGCCGGGCAGGGTGAGCCTGATCATAACTATGGAACGATCCTGTCCTGCAGTAATCGCTCAGACAACTCGCTCAATATGCATCGTTGCGCGTACCTTCATCATCGTCGCCGGATGCCAATGATACAAGGTAATGCTTTTATTGAGATGAGCAACTGCATCACCTACAACTGGGATCGGTTCTATAACACGGTGCTGCAATCAGTGAACAATCCCGGTCAGAACATGCAGTGGAACCACATCAGTAACTTTGCTGAGGGCGGGCCAAATGGAAGTGGTGCTGCTGGTGAAATGAATGGACACACTAGCATGGGGTCTAGTTATGAGCTGCTGTTCATGGAGAATAACTTTGGTGAGCAGAGAACGGTCACAGCCGATAATGAATGGTGCATTACTAATTACAATACAGGCAACTTGCTGACAACGGCGTGGCAACGATCAACACGGTGGCCGCGGCCCGCTGGTGGCGTTGACCCAGCCGTAGAGGAACTACTTGTTAATAAAGTGACTGCGAAAGCACAGGCGCTCGCATGGCTTGCTGACTGTGGCGCAACTAAGCCATTTCGCGATAGTCATGATGATGAGATGGTTGCCAGCTTTGATGCTGAAACAAGTTTATGGTTGGCTGATACGGTGTATCCAGACGATTGGCCGATATATGCAGATCCGCCGCCACCACCAGACTCTAACGACGACGGCATACCTGATGATTGGACTGCTGCGAATATGGGGGGCGCAATATGGAGCGACACAGCGCCATCTGGTTA